CTCGTTGACTACGTGCATGTAGCTCATACCGCTCAGGTGCTCTAGGAAGTGGGAAGTGTATATTTCATCTATCGTGAGATCGGGAATCGGGAGAGGAGCATTCTCAAGGTTGTGGACTATATCCACCTTGAGAGTCTCATCCATATCGACTCCGATATGATCAGCTTTGCAGTTCTTGCCGCAACCAATATCCAGCCTGATCTTACCATCCCAGGTTCTAGGACCAGTGCTATGTGCGGCCATTTGGCGGAGAGATTCCAATGATATCAACGTTTTACCTTCCTTGGCTTGTATACAAATCGTGGGTGGTCAGGGTCTGACTCATCTAGCATTGGTGCGTTCTTCACCAAATAGATTAGCCAAATAATCCCTATTCCATAGATTATTCCGACTCCCCACCACATTGTGCTTTCGCTTTCTGAGCATCCATCTGGGTCTGAATCAACTCCAGAGAATACACCTTGTCTTCCTTGTCCTCATTAAGCTGGAGTTTGAATCCCTGATTGCTACCAGGCATCGGGTCTAGCTTATGCCCTTTGACTGCAACAGGTTCTCCGATCTTAATGAACTTCTTGAACTTAGCATAACCTTCGGGCCACACTAGTATCTCTATACTATCTCTCATATCGTCAAGAGCGACAAAGGCCATCAATCCGCCCTTCTTCGTTCGGTGCTCTCGGACATTCGAGATAACACCCCATAGTCGGAACTGCTGACTCTTCTTCGCATGAGGGAGGTCATCGTGAACCTCGCAGATATCTGATAGGTTAAGAGCTTCTTGTATTCCCTTGAACTTCTTGAGAGGAGGATTGATCAGGAAGCTCTCGAACTTAGACAGCTTACCAACCTTGAGGTTCTCTTGGAACTCTGGAAGAACAGTAAGGTCATCAACCTCAATCTTATCTGCGTTCTTCCCTTTCCTTGCCTTAACAAGAACTGCTGAGCCCTCAGCACTCTCAAGGAATACCTTGTATCGCTCGTAGACAACAGGATTGAAGGAACCCATAATAAAGTCAGTTCCATCATCGAAGTTGACTACTGCGCCACCTTTATATTCCTCGTCAACCTCGTCACTTTCCTCATCCTTTTTGCCTGCTTGTCGATAACCGTAACTAACACTCGTCATAACAGCTTTGATGAGAACTGAACCAGCCTGGTCTTCGTTGTCTAACTCTGAGATGGGAGTTATCTGTAGACTCTCATCTATCGCATCATAGACATCTTGATAGAAGTCCAGAGGGTTGACTTCGGTAGGGAGGGTGAGAACCTGCATTTGGAGTTCTGTCTCTTCCCTCGTTGTATACGGAGGGAACGACTCTAAATCCATATGCCTAGCTATCTCTAAGACTGATTCCACGATCTCCGGCTTGCCATCGAGTATAACCGGGAGATTCTCCAATAGAACCCTCGTATTGGGATACATTTCCTTGAAGGCCCCTGCGGAGATCATCGCTGAGATAGAACCTCTGTTTACCTGTCTCCGGTTAATCCTACCCATGAAGTCAAACCAATCTGTATAAGGTTGGTTGTCAACGAGGTTCTGAGCAGCTTTTGGTCCAACTCCTTTGATAGAGCTAAAGCCAGCCCTCATACTGTTCGCACCAAGAGAGTAACTTATGCTACTCTTGTTCACATCTGGTAGGTTTACTGGGACTCCAACCCTTCTCGATTCCTGAATCAGATTGTGAATCTTCTCCTTATCTGCGGACTGGGAGTTGATTTCACAAAGTAGGAACTCTTTGGAGAAGTATGTCTTCAGCCATGCACAACGGAACGCCAGGTAGGCATATGCTGAGGCGTGAGCCATGTTGAACGAGTAGGAACCAAAGGAGATAATCTGGTCAAAGACTTTACCTGCCTCATCCTCTCCCATACCTCGTTCTTTGGCACCATCAACGAAGTCTACCTTAAATCTTCGCATGAACTCTTCACCAACGGACTTCGAGATTGCCTTTCTCATAATGTCCGTCTTGGACCACACGAATCCTCCCACGTCGTGGACGATTCCCATGATCTGTTCCTGGTAGAGCATCAGCCCTTGAGTTCCATGAGTTGCTTTATCATAGAAGGGGTGGACGGCCACGTTTTCACTTCGCCCTGAACGACGAAGGAGCCACTCGTGCATGATACCAGAGCGTATAGGTCCAGGCCGATGGAGAGCGTTAAGGTCGGCAAGATCAATGATAGTCGTCGGTTTAGCTCTTCTTGACAGCTTTTGGAATCCTTTAGACTCGAACTGAAAGATGCCGAGAGTGTAACCGTCTTGGAATAGCCGATATACGTTGGGGTCGGCATAATTGATGTCTTCAAACCACACATCCAATCTGGGCTTTACTTTCTTGAGTTCTTCTTCCCAATATGAGTGAAGAGGGTGATCAGTCTTCATCTTTGAAAGCATCTTCTCAATTCGGGTTCGCTTCTCTTCTGCGATTCTCCGAATCTCCTTACACCCATCACACTGGCATATCGTGAAGTCGTGTCTCTGATTGACCAGAGCTACCGTCTCAGATATGACTCTGAGAGTCCGAAGTCCAAGGATGTCTAGCTTCAACAGACCCATCGTGTCTGTATCTTTCATCTCGAAGCCAGCTACCTTGGTTCCGTCCTTCTTGACTCCTAGAGGAATATCATTCCTCAAAGCTCGGTCGCTTACGACTACACCAGAAGCGTGAACTCCTTGCCCTCGTATCTGCCCCTCAAGTTTCACTGCGTCTGCGATAACTTCGGGGTAAGCCTCTCGATATTGTATACAAGCAGGGAACGCGGTAAATGCGTCCATGATTGTAAAGTCTGCTCGTGCATCTCCACCTGATCTCTGGACGATAAGAGCAGATACCGTATCAGTCTCTCGTCTTGAGATTCTCCTGACCCTCGCTACGTCCCTCAGACATTGCTTGCCCTTCATCGTGATGAATGTCCCGATCTCAGCGACACACTCTGGACCATATTTCTGGTTCAGGTATTCTTTGATTTCAGGGCGGCGTATGTCCGCGAAGTCCAGATCAATATCTGGATAGTCGATACGATCAGGGCTAATAAAACGAGTGAATATAAGAGGCTCTCCACCAGGGCCAGAAACCATCGGATCAAGACTAATGATATCAAGACAATAAAGAGCAAGACTAGCATTAGCTGACCCACGAGCGTTAAAAGGTATACTATTCGCTCTCGCATATTGGCATATGTCCCACACGATGAGAACATACTTGATGAATCCGAGTCGATAAATCTCGAACGTCTCAAACTTGAGTCGCTTGAGATAGTCTTCCAGTTTGTCCTCTGGGACTCTCCCTTCAAGTTTTCGGAACCATCCTCTTTCGATTTCAAAGAGCATGAAGTCGAACATCTCATCATATTGAGCCTTCTCTTCTACGGTGAGATTCTTGAGGAAGTCTCCAGCGCCGATAAGGTTCTCATCACCCAACTTAACACTGAGGCGCTCTGTTCCAGCCAGCTGGGATTTGGTAACTCGTGTATCTACACGTTTATTATCGTAAAGGTCACGTTCTGCCATGGGTTCTCCTACTTCTTGAGGTTAACAAAGATGTCAACAACTCTACCTACTGCTTTGGTAACATCTTGATTAACCTCAACCTCGGTAAGTCTTTTGACTTTAAGTCCAAGTTTAGCCAATCTCTTGTCTTTCCTGGCATCTCTTTGCTTCTCCTTGGAAGTCCGATGCCAGTAGGTTCCATCTACTTCGATTACAAGATTCCACTGAGGCAGGTAGAAGTCGAGATAATAACACCATCGTCTTCTACCAATCCTGAGAGGATATTCTTGCTCGAAACTGATCTTTCTTCTGGTAAGTTCTACCCTTACCAGCTTTTCAATGCCCGACTCTTTCCGCATTATTTGAGCACGAGCTTGAAGGTGAAGGTCGCGGGGGTTCCATCGTTTGATGCGGTAACCCACCATTTTAGCTTACCATCTGGAAGAATCTCTGCCCCACCCGAACCGCTCTTGGTATCAGATAGTTTGAGGTTGGCTGAGATCGGCTGAGTGGTTATCCACTCTTTCTTATATTCGCTCTTCCCAACAGTAAGCACGACGGGAACTGCTTCTGATCTTTCTTGAACCCCGTCACGATAGTAAGTAGCTTCGGCAGTGAGGGTGATCTCTGTTCCCTCTTTGGTAGCGGTGTCCGTAAGGTTGGAGGTGATCTCCCAACCTCCTGACTTCCACTCCGCCGACATGCCCTCAGCGAGCTGAATCGGAGCTGCGGATGCTCTGTTCACACTCCCGCTGATACCCGCAGTTACAAGAATTGCAGCTACCAGCAATGCGACATACCCAGCTGTTTTCATTTTAGCCCTCCTTGGTTATGGATTATCTTGCCGTAGCAAGTTGTGCGGCTTTCTCTTTCTCTTTTTCCTCAATAACCTTCAATGCGACCTCATCGAAGTCATCGTGTAGGCCGAGAAGACTCCCAGAAACTTGCCATTTCACAAAGTCATCATAACGACCAGTTTCTCTGATGTCTAGGTTCGGAAGTCTAGGGCTACACTTAGGGAACGTATAGTCGCACTTTCCAGCTACCTCAAGCGTTGTATCCAGGGCACTGTCTACTACAAGTAGGGGAATACCAGGGTGCTTGTGGAGGAAAGAATCCAGCATCTCTTTCCGAGTCTTCATGTAGAGGTCACGGGCATCGAATACCCATCTGTCCTCATCGAAGATGCTCTTGTTCTGCTGGATACAGAGAAGAACGTCGTGGGTCTCAGGGTCATCAGCGTTGATATAGTGGCAGTCATTCGTTGCTACAATCTTTACGCCATATTCCCTAGCCATGATGACCATGCCTTCGTTGGCTTTCCTTTGGTCGTCCATGTCAATAGGCATGATCTCTATGTAGAAGTCTTCGCCAAAGAGTTCCTTCATCTGATACATTCTATCTCTGGCTGACTCCCACCCAACAAGCCCGTTTATATCCGGTTGCCCATTATCCCCTTCGATAATGGGCCGGGCAATGATTCCGCTCGTGCAAGCGGACATAGCAATTAGACCTTCGTGATACTTCTCAAGGAGCTTCCAATCTGCTCGGCCTATCATACGGTTGTATCCACCTTCGATGGCACCAACTAGATGGGAGTCTGAGACTAAGTGCATGAGGTTCCGGTAGCCCACCTCATTCTTGACCAAGATCGTCAAGTGGTCTCTCTTCTTCTTGAGCTTATCTTCTTCCTTGTATTTGGCCTTCAGGACCTTTTGGGTTTCCTTGTCATAAGGCAAAATCAAGGCTTGAATCTCATCTTTCGTTCTGGGCTTGATCGTGTTATCGTCTACGAAATACATCTCACAGCCAAGAATCGGTTTTACACCTGCTTTCCTACACAGGTTGTGGAACTGAAGCACTCCAGAAGCAGTTCCATGATCTGTTATAGCATGAGCAGGGAACTCTCGTTCCTTAGCAGCTTGAACAATCTTCGTTAGAAGCCCAAAACCATCAAGGACCGAGAACTCTGTATGTGCGTGTAAGTGAACAAAGTTCTCCATCGTTTACCTCTCGTCTAAGTCTTTATACGCTATTCGCTAGGGCTGATCAGACCAGATTATCCAAGAGCTTCTTTGAGCCGGCGGAGTTCAGATTCCTTTGAGGTAAGCTCATCCTCTATCTTGGCAAGCATACCTCTACCACCACTGCCGCTCAGGAATCCAAAGATGTTCTCAGACTGGCACTTATCTACGATGTAGCGAATCTCCTTGACGGGTATGATTCCATTCTCGATGAACTTCCTCATCATCTTGGTCATGTCCCGTCTTTCCTCGAATGCTAGGGACATATGCTCACCGATGGATCCAAAGAGTCCACCACGCTTCGGCATCTTCCCCGTAGCTTCCATAACTGCTTCTGAGACGAGAAGTTCCTTGTCGATCTCTGCCAGGGCATTTATCCGGTCGAGCTTGTCGAGGTCAGCATCATACTTTCCAGATGCGATCTCTTTCTCATCTCTTCCTAGAACGTAGCCCATTGCCAACGCCCTGTAGAACATCTGAATGTATAGACTTGGAAGGTGTCCAACTGGGCAGTTGATTACCTTCTCAGACAAGTCTCTTTCTACATCCTGTCTGAGCATGGCAAGAATGGTCTTGAAGTTGTTGATCTTCTCTCCACGCTGGATGCGGCAGATAGGGCACTGGCACTGCTCATCACTGTCTTCGCTTTCGCCGTTCTCAGGGTCTTGCCCCATCATATCGAACAGATGGTCGACAGCAGTTCTCTTGGGGTCTTTCCCCTTCTCTGCGTCGTGCTTTTCCTGCTCTATGTCGATAGATGACTTCTCTGCGAGAAGAGCAGGGAGACCAAAGTCAGCCTCAATCACATCTGCTGCGTGTCTACCGAGAGTGTTGTAGAGTCGGTTGGCATAGATAGTCAACCTCTCCTGTTCTTCTGTTACCTTGTGATCTTCCATTCCGCTGCCATCACGTTGCATTGCTTTCCTCCATTATTATGTCCTCGATCTCTTCCCACGTGTCCACCCGTTTGATGTTTGGGTATCGCTCATCACCTGAGCCTATTGTGTTATATGGGCGGTTAATGAGAAGGACTGTCGTTTCTGGATAATGTTTAGCTATTGCTACTGCATTATCCAATCTATCCTCAATCATAAACGTTATGCTACCAGGGTAAATCTCCTCGGCCACAACGTCGGTTTTGTTAGCTCCAAAGAAGATAAGATCATAGGCTACTCCTCCTGAGTGCAACCATTCAATGGTATCCCCATAGGCTCGCCTATGTCTCTTTTCGGGTCGTGAAGTGAGAAGGAGAACTTTGTAACCGTTGTCCTTCGCACGACGCAAAGTGGCTTCGCCCCCAAGGGAGGCAAGGCTTCTATATCCGCCAGATTCAATAAATCCGGCTTTGAGTTCTTCTTCATCTGTCTTCGAGAGTCCATAAGTCTTGACAGCGGAAATGTGGTGGTTGTCAAGACATTCTGGATGAAACGGTCTTTCGTAGTGCTGCTCAGCATAGAGAAGCAATCCTCCAAACCAGTCGGCAAGAACTCCATCGATGTCAACTGCGAGGATTCTTTCTCCTTGGAGCTGGGCTTTCTCATTCTCGTATCTCTCTTCCACTACGTCTGACTTGAGCATGAACTGCTCAAAGAATGTATCAGGGGTCATACCCCACATTATAGCCAAAGCGATAATATACTTTGACATATCCACAATCTCTATGTGGACGTTGGATATTGTCGGAGGGGTTCGCTTTAGGACGTTTAGCTTCCAGTTGAGGTTATCAAGTAGGGAGTTGCCTTCAGAGTAGAGATGAAGCAGAATCTTTTCTGTAAGACTCTGCCTCTCAGACTCTGATAGATGCTCCAGGTCAACAAACAGATTCTGGTTCTCTGTCTGTCGTCTGAAGATTTCATCTAACCGTTCTGGTCTGATGCCAGACAACTCGTTATCTCGTCCTTGATGTCCTCTGCTATCCAATTAGCTGTCTCCTGTGCCTCGGTTATCACTTGGTGGACAAGAGTCCCAGAGTTCCACCGTCCGAGTCTTCCAATACAATATATACGCTTTCTCTTGAACTGGGCTATTGCGTCGTTTACTAGCCCTGGGCACTCGGAGAAGATATGTCCATAAGGATTAACCCCATCAGGACTTACCTTGAAGGCTCTAGCTTGAATCTCGCTAGAGAACTCAAAATACATCGCTTTCCCATCGCTGGTTTTCGATGCTCGATACCAGCCATAGTTGAAGGGGCTGTATATGAAATCGAATTGCCGGAAAGACTCTGGTATCCGGTCAATCGCTTCTGCTCTAGTGTAGACTGGCTGATAACCCATAGCACGATGCCACTTCTCTATCTGAGGCACCTCTGCATCAAGAGCTACGTAGCTCACGAGCAAGTCTTTGAGTGGCATTGTGCTTATAATGTGGTCATAGATGATTTCATAAACCACACTAGAAGTCCGATACTGGACCTTCCTAACAGTAGGAAGGATGACCTCGGCTTTTCCGTTGATAATATGAACTCTCTTGGCCACCGTAGCTTCGTATATGGCGAGGGTGAGTTCACTTATCTTACAGGTCAATCTCTCCAGAGTATCTCCTGAGAAGTTGTGATCTATGAGACTGTTCATGGACCTGACCGAACCGCTCCAGGGGATTCCTCGTGTCTTCAGATGATGGGCTTGAACCGCATCTACAAGGTCCTGAGGACAGAGGCCACCAACAAATGGATAGATTCCACCACCCTTGTTGATAATAGCTCCCTGGACAGGTTCCACCGTGAAGGAGACACCAAGCCTTGTAAGTAAGTCTCTGTTCTCCTGGGTATTGTGGAGATAGTGGAGTCCTGGAGAATCCAAGAACATCAACTTCTCCGCTATAACTGAAATATTGTCTGGGTGGATTCTTTCCGACAATTCCATTGCTGCGAGCATCGCGGCTGCCCCACCACCCAGAATTACTACTCGCTTGTTTCCTGATATTCCCACTAGCTGCCTTCCTTTGCGCTTCCGCATCCAAGTTCTTTTTCTTTTCGATGGCCAACAGGACAGCTCGATAAACCTCTTTCCTGTTCCGACAATAGCCACCTCGGCTTACTACATAACCTCTTGAAACTGTCGGAAATATCTTATGGGTAGGGTTGTATCTGTCTATGTGATACTTCCCTTTTACCTTTCTTCCACTATCTGCTACAACAAGCCTCTCGCCAGTATCGAGCTTGATTATAGTTCCTGGAGGATGATGACTCCAGTCTGCGGCACAAAGACCATACTTCGCTTTATGACCGCTAGCAGTCGTGTCCGTTGGGCCATCATAGTTCGTGACCCTAAAACTAGAAGCCATAGCTCCTGAACAGACACTTACTGATATGATTACTGCTGCAAACCATTTCACGTTCCCTTCCCTCCTTCGGTAGCTTTTCGGCTATCGGAGGGCGAAAACCGGGCGTGAATTCACGCGATTGCAGGGCTTTCCAATCGCTAGACGGGTTCTAATACCTCCCGATTAGGAATGGTTCGGGAAGATAAGCTGAGGAACGTCATGCTTTACGCCTTCAGAGGTGATTAGGATAACAAACTCCTGACCACACCCTTCTATGAGACCAGGGAGCTTTCCCTCACGCTGCATCTCTCGGACTTCATCATATACGTCATACATCATTTCCTTGTCCGTATCGTATGTAGCGTCAGTGTAATACTTCCCACTCTCTTTGAAATAGGTCAACTTGACCTTTCCCTTTTTCTGTTCCTCTGCCATCAACTCTGTCTCCTAACATTGAATATGATCTTTGACCCGTCTTGCCCGATGCTGATAGGTAACTCTCTGTAATCTCTGAGAGCGAACCCAACATCGCCTCTCCTGTCTGGCGAGACATAGAGCAGGAGAAAACCTCCGCCACCCGCTCCTGTAATCTTCGCCCCTTTGGCTCCAGCTTTGAGTGCCTTGCTAACAAGGTCATCTATCTCATTGGTCGAAATCTTTCTTGAGAGGCAGATTTTCTTCTTCCACCCCTCAGCCAAGAATCGACCTACAGCATCTACGTTATTATGAGATAGCTCTTGAGCTAGAGCCTCAGCTTGCTCCCTCATTTCCACGAGGGTAATCATGTTGTCGTCAGTGTTCGCCACCTGATCAGAGAGGATACTATCTGCTTTCCTAGCTATTCCTGTATAGAACAGCATAAGATTCTTGGATAGTCTCCGTCGATCATGATCTTGGAGCTTAACTGTGTTCACTGTTACATCATCGGGGTAGAATTGGAAGTGCCTAATCCCGCCGAACGCAGCGATATATTGGTCTTGCTTCCCTATTGGTTTTCCTAGTATGTCAATCTCGATCTCACAAGCTTGACGAGCGAGAGTGTCTGTAGGAACGAACACACCTTTATAGGCGTATAGGGCATTGAGCAGTCCGACTGTAACTGAACTTGACGAACCTAGACCAGAGCCTTCGGAGGGTATGTCTGCCATCGTGACTATCTCTACCCCTTTGGATACTCCTGCCATCTTCATAGCTTCTCTGACTAGATCGTGCTCGATCTCATCTACAGAATCTACTAGCTCTGTCTTAGAGTATCCAACGCGAATCTTATCATCGAACCTCTCTTTGACGATAACATAGATATACTTGTCTATCGCCGTAGAGACAACAGCACCGAAGCTCTTGTCGTAGTAACTCTGTATGTCCGTTCCGCCACCGGCGAAGCTGACTCTCAATGGTGTCTGACTAACAATCATTCTGCTTTAGTTTCCATTCCCACGTTGATCTTACCATCTCTTCTAGGTTATGGGTAGGAACCCAATCCATAGATCGGAGGGCTTTGGTTACACTTGCTACGATAGAGGCTGGGTCACCTTCTCTGCGAGGACCATATATCTTTTTGATCTCTCGACCAGTGACTTTCTCTACCTCATTGACAATCTCCTTTACGCTATAGCCTATGCTATTCCCAATATTGAACCGCTCACAGATACCTCCCCTTTGGAGAAGAGGTAGAGCAGCTACATGGGCTTTGGCTATATCCTCAACGTGGACAAAGTCTCGAACCCCAGTTCCATCTGGCGTATTAAAATCATCGCCGTGAATAGTGAACTCTTTTCCGTCAAAGGCTCGGTTAATGAGGGTCGGAATCAGTCGAGTAACTTTCTCCATATCCTCGCCAGCCCGAAGCTGAGAGTCTGCCCCAGCAGCACAGAAGTATCGAAATGATACAGAGTTGATGAGGTAGGCATCCGCCATATCTCTGAGGACTTCCTCGATCATCAACTTGGTTTTGCCATAGGGGTTGAGAGGGAACTTGAGGACATCTTCCTCGATTGGTTGGCTCTCAGGCTGTCCGTAAACCGCAGCGCTGGAAGAGAAAACGATCTGAGTTATCCCAGCTTTGATGATATCTTGGAACATGCTGATCGTTCTTGCTACGTTGTTCTCGTAGTAGAACAGGGGTCTGGCGACCGAATCAGGAACACTCGCAGAAGCTGCGAAATGCATCACGCTGCTTATTCTGTGATCTTTGAGAAGCTGTCTCATAGCAGCTCTGTCCCCTATATCTCCTACATAATAGGTTCCAGGGATTCCTAGATTTGGGTGATCAGTTCGATCTATCCCAACAACTTCTTCGCCAATCTCCGCTAACTGAAGGGCCACATGCTGCCCGATATACCCAGAACTTCCTGTCAGTAAAACTGCCATCCTATTCTCCAATTGGGTATTAGGGCATCAGCCCTAATGATTTTGGGTCGCTTATATAAGTTGCTTCGGGAATGCCCCAGACGTTACCATAAGCAGATAACTACACACAACTCGGTAGCCACCTTAGTGGAATCTGCTATAGACAACTAGAGACTTCCAAACTCGACAAGCCCTTATAGCTCACGACCCAAACCGGGAGGGGCAAACTGCGCTCTACTTCACCCCTCTGATGAGACCCTAATCGGAAACCCTACATAGGCTTTTGCTTCACCGGCTCTGTTGAGCAGGTCTCACTTCTAACTGGACAGGAAAGTCACAGGGAGATTCCTCATAACCATCCGGGCCAGCACACACCTAGCTCCCTGATACTGCTGATCTCTGCAATCCTGTCCATTTCTAAGTGACTCCGGCCCATTTTATTCTGGTGCGGGAACACCTTTGTCGCGAAGTCACATCTGGTGGAGGCGCAGGGACTCGAACCCTGGTCCAAGAAACTTTCTAACAAACTTCTACGTGCGTATCCACTTATCTTGTTCTTCCACGCTTATGAGCTGGAAAGTGGCAAACTCTCTTATGGCGTTGTCTTGAAATCCTTAACTTAGGGCTAGGCCGATTTCATCTCCTAGTTTACCCGCAACCTCATTAGATTAGCCGCTCAGACTATGAGGCATCCATCCGAACGACAGGCCACAATTAAGCGGCCATCAACTCCATAGACTGATTAGCCATAGAGCCCAACGTATCGTTGTTCGCATTTACTGTTTTGCCGCTTTTTACGAAGCCAACGGCGCTTCGGCACGCTATCTGTGTCGTCTATCCCCTGTCGACACCAATCGCCCCCAATTATCAAAGAGCTTTAGGGCAAGAACTACAGATCGTGGCAATGTCCTTGTTGGCGTGTTTCGGTTTCAGAGTTTCGATCTTCTTGCCCTAAATATGTTGGTGGGAGATAGCCACCTCCCACCATCGGGTTACGCACTCGCCGCTACCCAAATCAGAACCCTTCTTGAAGGGCTTTGATTTAAGTAGCTGGAGGGGCTACTACAGTTACTACACCCCTCCAGCGTTGCCCATCTTACCTAACTACAAATCTGCGCATAACGCAGACCTTCGGTAAGACAGGCAGGGATAAGAACACTTTCTCTGGGCACAACTCCTAGACTGCCAACTCAAGGTTGGTATGGGCTCGGTGCGTGCGATCTCCAGTCAAGCCTTCGATCTTTCCTACAAGCATTCTTCGCAGGGTTCCGGCATCTTTAGTCAACCGGACTGGCGCCTAAGTCAGTTCCCATACATTACCCTGCACTCCCAAAGTAAGGAAAAGCCAGAGGGTTTGGCTCTGGCTCTTCCAAAACCTCGCGGAATCTCTTCCGCTAGGTATTTATACTACCCCTAGACCGACTGGCAAAGTCCTAGTCGAATCCAACATCTCCACCATCAGCTTCTTTCGGCCCTCTAGCAGTCCGACGGCCACGAGAAGCGTTAGCTTCAGGCTCGTCATCGCCTGAAGACTCTCCATGGAGAACTTCTTCGATCTTCTCCTGGGTGGAAGGAGTGATGAGCCACTCAACAGACGGAAGCCCTGCGGCGACAGTCTCCTGCTCAGACTCAGACAACGGACCCCAAGACTTCTTGCCACCAGCAAGGACCGTATACTTCACGTCGTAGTCCTGCGGGCCAGTCTTCTCTTTCTTGATGACCAGATCGAACAAGGTCAGGTTGATTCTCTGAGCCTGCTCTCCGGTCTTCGGGTCCATCTTCGGAACCTTCTGCTCCTCATCTTCCCACAAGTCTTCCTTGTAGTCGGGGCTGGTCGCTATCGCGTAGATAGCATCGAACAACTGAGGACCAGCTTCGAGGATGAGAATCTCATCAGGGATTCCCTGCTCAGCACATTCCTTCTGGCGGATGCGGTTGAGAATCCTGAAGTAGAACTTCTGCTTCGGATAGCCTCTCTCATCCTGAAGGGCAAGGACATGCTCGCAGACCGGGCAATTGTCTGGGTCCATTCGAGGTTTCCGCTGCTTGTCGGACATGATCTCTTTGCGACCATGGCAGATCAGCTTGCGGTATTTGTTGTTCTTGTCCTGAACAGTGTGCGTCCATGCGGAGAAGAACTTCGCAGCTTCGACCATTCTGATTCGAGTCTCACCGAGTTTCAGGTCTTGCTGGCGAACGAGTGTTGTCCCACCACGCTGTACAGATTGATGGGCATCTTCCCACTCTCCCTGAAAGTCCTCGTAGTCCTGGTCAAATCCAGGCATCGGGGCAGCGTCTGTCTTGAGGTCTTTTTCTTCTATGGCCATTTCATTTACTCCTTGTAGTCTCTTTTGAGATAGTTGCTTCTGCGGAGCTTACCGCTCCCTCTTTGTTTCGTTTGAGACTTCTCATCTCTGGGTTCTCTAGCAATGAGCGTGCTAGGCTCAACTGCGAAGGTAGTAATCCAATCTTGAACTGCATAGACTTCGCATAGACCTTCATTACATTGGCGTTCTTCTCTGCCTCCCTTTTCTTCTGGCGAGCTTCCTTGAAGGATACAAGCCGAATCTCTTCTTTTAGATACTCCTTCGCCGTCTCGTCATATTCTCCCGTAGCAATGAACCAGTTGGCAGACTCTCGGAACAATCCAGGAATGGTAGTTTTGATCATGGTCTCGGTGACCTTGTCATACTTTCCATCAAGATAGTCTTTGGCTACCTCATATGCGAGCGCATACCACTCGTCATATTCTTCTTCTGCTTCGGAGAGTGCGAAGTCAGCCTCTGCGCTGAGAGTGCCGTAGTAGGCATACCAGACTGGGGCTTTGTTCATCTCTTCATTGAGGCTGAAGGGGTCTTCTAAGGCTTTGTTATGGAGAGTGTTGAACAGGTCATGCTTGACCTTCTTACCAAGGTTAGGTAGTTCAACATCTATCTGTAGAAGTTCTTCTGGGCCAATAGGAAAATCATTATCGTCCTCAGACTGAGGAGCTACAGGTTTTCTTACTGGCCTTCCGTCAAACTCTTCAAAACTTTCTTCGGGCATTCCATTGCTCCTAGTCTACCATTGGCTTCTGCCAACTTCTCAGGTGATCCAATATCGAAAAGCTCTCCCTTGTATTCTACAGCATGAACAGAAGTATAGTCACACGCTGTATTTATAGCATATACAAGATTGAACTCACCATTATTATCGGGAACTACATACCGGAGAAACTGGAATATGTTATACTTGAAACAGAAGATTCCAGTATTGTTGAGATTCGATGGAGGGTTAGAAACCTTCTCATGAATCTTTGCTACCTCTCCGGTAGGCTTGATCTCTATTACTCCACACGATTCTGGGGCCTCAGTCCAGTTCACTGCCAAGACAGCCGAAGACTTCCTAGCCATGAACTGGGCTCGGACTTCAGAGTAGATGTCATCTGGAATAGTTATGATATCTCCAAATGACACCATTAGTTCTTCTCGGTTAGGTATGTGAGGTCTTACTGCCATAAGCCCAGCTGCTGTCCCGTAGTGGTCACCTTGGTAGACACACTTGATACCAGGATACTCTCTGGCAAGATAATCTACAAGTATGTCTCCAAGGTATTTCCGAACTACAATTATGTCCTCGATTCCTGCTTTGCGCATTCCGTCGATGACATAAGTTATAGCTGGCTTTCCACCTACGGGAACCATAGGCTTAGGCCGCTTGAGGGTCAACTCACCAAGTCTCTTCCCTCTTCCTGCTGCTAGAATAACCCCTATCAAAACCTGAACCCTTCTCGCCAGTCTTCTCTTTCTGCCTCTAGTATTTCAAGGTCTATGAGAAGCTGGAATAGATTAGCCACGTGCTCACAATAAGGCTCATAGTTCCGAGACTTATTGTAAGCAAGAGTCTGAGGATGTAGAAGCGGAAAGATCGTTCTGTCCTTGAATAGAGTCACTGGACTCTTAGCAATCTTTCCTGCGTGCTCAGTTATCCTAGCATCAGGAGGGGTGCACAATACTGCTTGCATTGCAACAGCTCCAATAGGGATAACAAGGACAGGGTTGACTGCCTTTACCTCTTTGATAAGCCAGTATGCGCAAGTGGCTATCTCTCCTGCCTCTGGAAGTCTGTTGTCAGGGGTTAAACACTTGACAGTATTGGTGATATAGACTTCTTCCCTGGTATGGCATATAGCCTTGAGGATTCTGTCTAGCCACTTACCAGAAGCTCCGATCAATGGCTTTCCTAGTTTATCCTCTTCATTACCAGGGTTCTGGCCTATAATCATTATATCTGCTGGCCTTATTCCTGAACCAGCTACAACCTGAGTGGCCTCAGAGCGGAGTCCGCACTGAGAGCAATCATGTAAGTTTTGTGGGTATGGTTCCCTCGACAACTTCGATCACCCCTTTCTTCTTCCACTCAATCTGTAGTAGAACATGAGGTATTCCCTGTGGCTTCTTACCTGGGATATGGATAGCTGTGTTCGGGACGATCATCTTGAATCCTATTCCTACAACAGCTCCCTCCCAGTTTGGCCCTGATGTTACTTCTATTGAGGCTGCTAAGATCACCCCAAGCTGCTCAGGATCAAGGGCAAGAACTTCATCTCTTTTGTTCCTGTCCATCCTAAAGAACTTTGGAGGAATCTCAACTTCCAGTTCTTCTGGTGGTGCTATATCTTTCTCGTCAGGCATCTTCTTCCTCTTCTGTAGTTAGTAAGTCTTGCATCAGGGGTCTGATACATTCTTCAATGAAACATCGAACCATTATTGTGTCTTCGCCAATAGACTTGGCAATCTCCGATTCGCTGAGGCCATCGCAGAGAAGCTTGACTATGTCTTTACAGACATCGGGGAGTAAATCTAGGAGGTCTTCAACCATGATGGAGAAGACTATAGCATCTGCATTGGGGTTCTTCTTGTCGGCAATGAGTTCTGATATCGTGTCGCCGTCTTCTACACAGTAGTCTAGGGAGACAGCATCCGATATGAATGCATGCTTCTTTCGTTGCTCTCGCCGGAGGTAGACCTGTATATGGTTCTGTAGACATTTGTTAACAAACGTCCCAAACGTCACATCGTAGCTCTCATCGTAGTCTACGATGCAGTTATAGACCTTCTCAAGAAGTTCATTCTCAAGAAGCCCTTTGTCTTCTGCTCCAAACGCTGATCTTGCGATCAGGATTTGAATCTTTTTTCTCCACTCAAGGAGAATCTCTTCAACGTATGACCTCTCTCCCATTTCTCTCCATAATCCTTTGCTGCCATCAATTGTATACTATTCATGTCCGTCCGTGAGACCATCGGAGGGTCGAAGCCATCGGGTAGCTCCATTACATCACATTCTGTTCCGAATTGTTGCATATTCTTTACGCCTTTATAGGTGCCCTTCCTTCCAGCTTCGTCGCCGTCAAGACCCCATGTCACTCGGTCATAACGTTTAGCTATCCAGGCGACTTGCTTTGTAGTAAGAGAACTACCAAATATGACAAGGGCAGTTCTCCCCCAAATACCCTGGATGTGAAGTCCGTCGAATATGCCCTCACAGATAACCGGAGGTAGTGCTGGATTCCCTTCCAGTCTATATACAAACAGATTCTTCATCCACCCTCTTGGGTATCTATATTTCTCAAGAACAGCTCGATCAAGTGTCCTGGCAACAAACGAGATTTGCTCGCCCGATTCGTTGTAGACAGGTATAATGATCTTGTTTCTAAAGAAACCAGATTCGCAATACAAGACATTATCAACCAGAAGTTGGCTGTAGTCTTCTTTGCTGTATCCTCTTCCACCTTGATCTTTAGGATTAGTGAAGAACTCTTCAACATAAGACCTTGTGCAATCTTGTGGAACAGGGTAGCGCAGACTCTTTTGACTGATGTCTACGCCTATCGAAAGTAGCTTCTTGACGATGGAGTCCATATCCTGATCAGTTACTTTGATCTCGGAATCTATCGCAGTTAGAGAAGCTATTGCCTCTCGATAACCGCAATTCTCCATCTCCATGATGAGAGATATTACATTTCCTTTACTCTCGCAGTTTGATGCGAAGCACTGCCAGAGACCAGCTCTCTCCCCAGTTAACTTTATAGACCAGCTTGGAGAGCGATCATCGTGAAATGGACAAGCTGCTACAAACTCATTTCCGATCTGGCGTCCTTTGATACCATAATCATCTAAGAGCTGGAGCAAGTCCACATCCACATATTGCTCTTTTACCTTAATTCTGGCCATATGTTTCCTCTGAATACTCTACTAGGTAGCTCGGACACCATCCCTCTGGGTCTTGCGAATACTTATCCATAACCTCACACCACATACCGCAGTGATAAAGGAAATGGCAGTTATCGCATTTCTCACCAGGCTTCTGGGTTCTTGGCTCCTTAGGCAACTTTGACTACCCTCATCAATTCTATATCGTGTTCTACGACAAGCCACTTCTTGCCGCCAACAATACTCTGAATAGAGGATATTGCATCCTCCATATCAGGTCTGAAATCTACTTCTTTCGGAAGTCTGAACACCATAAGGTCTTCAAACTCCACGAGAAGATCAAGGTCAATGTCCATTATCTCGACAGCACCCTGAGGGCCAATCGCTTCGAGTTTGTAAACTCCCTCAACCTTTTTCTCCATTACCAGCTCCTGCTTCTACAAGAAGAAACCAGGCTCTCCCAACACTCGTCACAATGTCTACCAGCGGGTAGCCCATTATCTGAGCGGGGAGAACCTGGTTTTCTGTGGCAAGTCTCGCAGTCTTGCTTGGTCAGGTAAATCTCGGAAACATCATCGGTTCCGAAGATACTGCGTATTACACCTCGACCTTCAAGAACACCTAAAACCCACCATCTTTCAGTATTGTTGAGGGTGAAGCCAGGGTTGTGAACGGCGTGGTCAGTTCTCTTGATAACCTCATCAAAATCATCTTTTGTGAGGAAAGGGTTCGGAGTTGAATACATAGGCATCATGCGAGCTATGTCATCAGCAATCTCATGATACTCTTGTAGCGTCCTGCTCACTTCCATACTGCTTCCTCTTCCAGTTCATCTGCGTTACCAGCTGTCATGAAGTGCCCATATTGTCTCTCAAGAGCACTTCCACACTCTTCGCAGGTTCCCGACTTCTCATCATTCATATGAAACTTGCGGAGAACAATCTTGCCCTTCAGTCCGCAACCATCCTGCTTGCAATAGAACTCGTAATCAGGCATTCCTTTACCTCAAAATATGTCTAGTATTGTTAGTTCGTCCATCCCAGGATCAAACTCATCTAACTCATCAAGCATATCGAAGATGGTAAAGTGAGCAGAGTTGAAGAGAGGGCTTGCCTTCGGAGTCATCTCAATCTGGTATCCGAAGTTCTTCAGCCAATCTTCATATGACTGGAACTTAGGAGGATACTCAATACCCTCAAAGACCAGTCTCCAGTCTAACCACTCAGCTACTTTCCCACCAGGGACATCGTGTCGATGCTCCCATTGATTCGATAGACCAGCTTTCTCAAGAATCTCTTTCCCGTGTCCTATGACAGATAGGTATTCTCTAGTGCCGATCTCACCTTTATCAAAGAGAGCCTGAAGCCTTCCGTTGTGTATAAAGCTATGACAGAAAGGACAGAGAGCAACAAGTCTCTCAAACTTAGCCCTTCCTGCTGCGTAGTTTATCGTATAGACTTCATGACACTCAAGCCATTTCTTTTTGCCTTTAGCTTGACTCTTATGAACTCCACACGCTGCGCATCTATCTCCCTGAGCAGCATAAGTGAGTCTTCTATTCTTGTCCCACCAGTCCTGCCCTTTGATTGTTCTAGGGTTTACCTCATGAAGAGGCTTAGGGATATTGCTATGAAGCAGCAAGGTAGGATCAGCCACAATAGTCGGGAAGTCCTCAAATGAATGCTCCATAGCTTTTCTCCTTTACATCAAGTTGCTGCCCACTCCAGATCGTCACATTCCTTACATAGCCAGTGCATACTGTCGCACCATTCTACAGGATTCTGCTTTGTATGGCTCTTATGGCAGCTTTCGCATCTTCGGCCCTTACAAAGCAGCTTCCTTATTGTATCTCTGAACCATCTCTCCATATTTCACCTAGAACGTTATGTTCGTTGCGGCAGCCTCTACAGCTAACCCACCAGATTCCTCTTTCTGAATAAAGGTTGAGTTCGCAAAGTTCGTTCTCACATAAGCTATGAGTCCATCTCTTCCGTCCCTCACCTTAGTCAGCTTTAGGATAGCCTCATCGTTCGCTGCCATTATATCATCTCGAATGATATGGATAATATAATGAGCAGGTTGGGCAATTAGATAACTCAACCCAACGTCCGCAACAGAAATGTCTTCCGCTTTCTTCTTCAAGAGGGAAGAATGTCCCTGAGCGAGAACCCACATTCCGATTCCACGCTCACCCTTGGAGTTCCTCATCCCTCTGGCTTTACCCATTAGGGCTTGAGATATCTCACCCTGAGTATCCCATCCAAGTCTTCCCTTACCCATCATGCCCGCATCAGGAGAGAGCAGACCCTGGTGGTCAATAATAACCACATCCGGTCGCCAAGCTCCGAATCGGTGCATACATATATCTTCTATAACAGACGGGGAACATCCTTCTGGAATATCTACAATCTTTAGTCTTGAGGATACCTTATTCTCTAAGGCTCTCATTGATCGTAGCCAGTCGTCCACCCAGTCTTTATCTGGCTCTTCACCAGGAACCGCAAACTTGAAGAAGTTATACGGTATCTGAGCAATCCTCGAATAATACTTGAACTTGATCAACTGGAGCGCCGATTCAATCGTGAACTGGCAGACGTTGAATCCTGCCCTCAGCGCATTATATCCGATCTCACAAGCAAGCGTTGTCTTTCCTCTACCTGAAGGGCCAATGATAAAGCCTGTCTCTCCAGGGTGGATACCTTGAGTCTCATCATCGAATACTTTGATCCCAGTAGGTATACCGTGGAATAACTCAGGATGCTCTCGCCTAGTTCTGATATACTCGATCTCGTTCTCAAGGTCGAATATATCCCCAGTTACTATAGTGCTAGCAGCTTCTAGTTGGTCAATCCTCAGAATCGAAGACTTCAGGTCTTTTAATCCTGCGTCTACATCTCCTGAGTTTATAAGATCAGCATACTTTTGACCAGTATCTGCTATCTCTCTATTGACCAGCAGCTTAACGAGTCTAGCTGTTATAGCCTGGCAAATCTCTCTGGACGAAGGAGTTGAAGTATAAAGCCTATCTAGCAGAATCTCATACTGCTCATGAAGTGCTTCTCGTTCTTCTTCTTTACGCCCTGCCTTGGCAGTCTCTTCCTTGAGATTAGATAGGAGAAGCTGCTTCGATGGAATACATCCGAACGTTCGATAGTTCTTCATCACTCTCGTGGCGATCCATCGAAGTTCAGTTCCTGTGAACCAGTCTTTCCCTCTCTTGGATTCCCAAGGGACTATAAGATCAGTCAGCACCACCTGGTCTTGAAGGAGTGTGCCAACTAACTGTCTTTCAAGTTGTACATCAGAAAGTTCAATCAACTATCGCCCTACCATAAACGCTTTGTTAACGTCTTTGAAAACGTCTACCAATTCTTGCGCTCTCAATTGACTTAACTTCGTCTGGTCAGCTACCGTCGTTGCCAAGATAGTTGATTTCCTGAAGTCTCGTCGCGTCCTAGCAACAGAAAGGAGCACTCCTGAAGGCGGAGTATATGATATACTATCTATGAACAGTATATCTGCTCGCTGGAGCACATTCCTTAGCTCCATGTAAGAATCTTGTTCGTGTCTTAGGTGAGTAAAGTCTTCTATGATTGTGTCATAGTTGATTCTAACCACCTGATAATCTCTTCGTAGTTGCTCAGGGTGAATCGCAGAAGACTTCAATATAGCACAACCAAATAAGGTCTTACCCTCTTTGGCTGGGCCCATCATTGTCAAACCTGCCCCCTCAGCTATCCGAGTATGAAGGTTATCTACGTAGTCAGTCACGTAGTCGAATACGTGCTTATTCTTAGCAGTAACCTCAATATTCGCTCTTGTTATATCCCAGAACTCTTTCGGGATATTAGCAGCTGCGTAGGCTATATCTCTCGGATGAGCATTTTGTGCCCTTAGCAGCTCTACAAACTCGTGCTGTAAACTCGCCATGCTATACCTTCATAACATGGACTTTCTTACCCTCGATATATACTTCCCCACTAGCAGGAATATCGAAGGCGATTTGTCCATCTTCCTGAAAGACAGTATTGACGACCTCTCCAGTCTCGATGACGAAGAAGCCTCCAGTCGCGTCTTCTGGGATAATACTGTTCTTGTGTGCTTCGATGAACTTAGGGTTCATGAGCCGGCGAGGACTGAATACTTCAAAGTTTTCCATTCCCCACTTAGAGTAAGCGGAGAAGTCGAGGTTGTTTTGCTTACAGAAGCGGTTAAGCTCTACGCAAGCATTGAAGAGGTTCGGATCATCCAATCTATCGAACTCTACACCATATATTTCTTGGTAGAGACTTTTCCATGTAGTGGTGAGAGGATTCTGCTTCTTTGCCTTAATAGGCGCAGCTTGAGGTCTTACTACCCCTTCTTCAAACAGATCATCCTCAAATGAATGAGTGCCCATACTTTCCTCCCAGTGAAAAGAAAATCCTACCTGAAGGCTGGGAAAGCTCAACGAGTTGATGGCAGCGGAGAGCACCTTCAGGTAGGACATTTAACAAACTACAGAATAATTGCGGCTTCGTTTCGCTTCCCGCTTATTCTTACGCTATCCGAACCGCGTGGCAAGCGGGCTTACTATCCTTCCATTTATGGCCGGTTATAATGTTGCTGATTTGTCCACGACTTACACCAAAGTGATCAGC